CGGCCTGAAGCACTTCGAGCGCGCCGCCTTGGCAACTTCCATGGATGGAGACTTCGACACCGGCAACGTCCGCTACAAGGCCCGCGAGCGTTATTCGTTCGGTTGGTCTGATCCATTGGGTATCTGGGGCTCTTCGGGTTCGTCCTGATAGGTTGGGTCGGGGGTTCCCGGCCGTCCAGTGAAAAAGGGGCCTTGTGCCCCTTTTTCTTTTGCGTTATATTGCACCCACTCCCCGGACTTTCCGGTGTATCTGACGGCTCCGGGCCGACGTCATGCAGACAGATACACCTTAACCGCATGAGGAATAAATTATGTCAAGCACTACCTTCTCCGGCCCAGTCACATCGACAAACGGCTTCATTGGCGCTGTTACCGGCACCGTTACCGGCGCTGTTGCAGCAACCACTCTCTCCGCTTCTGGCGCGGCCTCTCTGACCAACACTGCCAACGTGTTGGTGATTCCCACCACCGATCCCGGCGTTGCAGGTGCGATCTGGAACGACGAAGGCACTCTGTCTATTTCCGCTGGCGCTTAATTGATCTCAGGGGCCGAAGCCCCTGCACAACAGGAGATTGATTATGACAATGCAGACCGATGTTCTAGCTGGCACGCTCATTGAGAGCGGGTTCATCTACAAGCAACGCACACGCGTCAAAGGCGTGTCAGTCAAGGGTGACGGCGCAACCGCTGGCGTTTTGAACATTTTTGACACATTAACGGCTCCCGTTTCGGCAACTTACGCCCGGACCGGAGATTTGGTCACGGTCACAAAGAACGCGCATGGTCTGCAGACCGGTGACACGGTCGGCTTGGCGTTTGCTGCGGCTTCTGGAACCGCTGCCACGAACGGCAACTACACCGTGACCAAGCTGACAGACAACACCTTCACGGTGACGGACCTCAACTCGGGGACGGTTGCGGCTTTAACTGCCTGCAGCTACGCTTCGCGCTGGATCATGACGTTCCGAATTGACGCCGGAGACGCGTACACCAACTACTGGCTCCTTCCGGGGCAAGGCATTTTGGCGCGGAACGGCATCTACCTGCAAATCACCGACCTAAACGCTGCTTCGGTGTTCTATGGCTAAGTCGCCCGCATGGACACGCAAAGAAGGCAAGTCCGAGAAGGGCGGCTTGAACGCTAAGGGGCGCGCCTCGTACAACAAGGCCAACCCCGGCAAACCCGGCCTGAAGGCTCCCCAGCCCGAGGGCGGCAAACGCCGCGACTCTTTTTGTGCCCGTATGGAAGGCATGAAAGAGAAGCTGACCGGAGAGAAGGCCAAGAAGGACCCGAACTCCCGCATCAACAAGAGCCTGCGGGCGTGGAAGTGCTGACATGGAGATGATGGTCTGGAACCTCGTGCTCACCGCCATTGTGGCCATGCTTGGGTTCATCCTGAAAGAGAAGTTTGCGGAGATCAACCGTCTTGGTATCCTGCTCAACCGCACGCGCGAAGAAGTGGCTCGGGATCACATGACGCGCTCCGAGTTTCGGGCCGACATGCAGCAGTTACTGGACAGGTTTGACCGGATTGAGCGCAAGCTCGACAACCTGCGGGGCAGCCGTGCCCAGCACGAGTAAGAAACAAGCGGACTTCATGCGTGCGGTAGCGCACAGCCCGGAGTTTGCCAAGAAAACAGGCGTCCCACAGTCGGTGGGCGAAGAGTTCTCCAACGCGGACAAGAGCCGCAAATTTGCAAAAGGTGGCGATATGGCAACGAAAATGGGTAAACCAACAATGAAGCGCGGCATGGACAAGGCCAAGGACGGCATGAAGAAGCCAACTCCTTTTGCCAAGGGCAAGATGCCTGCGTTCGCCAAAGGCGGCTCGATCGACGGTTGCGCCACAAAAGGCAAGACCAAGGGCAAGATGATCACCATGGCCAGCGGCGGCAAGGCCTGCTGACATGATCTCCAGTCGCGGCATGGGGGCCATGCTCCCTTCCAAAATGCCCAAAGGCGTGCGTAAAGCACGCCGGGATGACACCGACTTCACGCAATACGCTGAAGGCGGCAAAGTCAATGCGGCTGGCAATTACACCAAGCCCGGTATGCGCAAGCGTATCGTGAGCCAAGTCAAAGCTGCTGCAACGCAGGGCACCGGGGCAGGCCAGTGGTCGGCCCGCAAAGCGCAGCTTGTGGCCAAGAAATACAAAGCCGCTGGCGGCGGGTACAAGGACTGAACGGAGAAACACCATGTCAAAACTGGGCAAAAGATCATTGATGGACAACGACCAACTGCTTGAGGGCGGTGGTGGGGGCGGTGGATACCGTTCGTTTTCCAAAGGCCCGCAGGACATTCGCCGCTCGCCTGCGGAAGAACGCGCCATGGTTGCAAAAAAAGAAGTGGAAGCCGTGCGAAAAAAAGACGAAGCGCGTGTAGCAGACGAAGCGCGATACCTTGCGGATAAAAAAGCAGGCAATATACGAAGCACTTTTCCAATCAAGAAAAATGCGGAGGTTGAAGGCAAGAAAAAAGGCGGGGTTGTTTCTGCCTCCAAACGTGCCGATGGCCGCGCTCAACGCGGTAAGACCAAAGGTCGGATGGTGTAATGAAAGCGCCCCAGCAATCCCTCAAAGACTGGGGCGACCAGAAGTGGCGCACCAAGAGCGGCAAGCCGTCGTCTAAAACGGGGGAGCGCTACCTGCCGGAGAAGGCGATAAAATCGCTCAGCCCCGCAGAATATGCGGCCACCACAAAAGCCAAGCGTGCTGGTAAGGCGGCAGGCAAACAGTTTGTGGCCCAGCCCAAGACCATCGCCAAAAAGACAGCGAGCTTCAGATGACAACTTCCGGCACCTCCGCATTCAACCTCGACTTGACGGAAATCGTTGAGGAGGCGTTCGAGCGCGTGGGTTCGGAGATGCGCACGGGCTACGATCTGAAGACCGCCCGCCGGTCGTTGAACTTGATGTTTGCCGACTGGGCCAACCGTGGCGTCAACATGTGGACGTTCGAGCAGGGTTCCATCAATCTGGTGCCCGGCCAAGCGACCTACGACCTTCCGGCCGACACAGTGGACTTGCTGGAGCACGTGATCCGCACGGGCGCGGGCAGCGCCTCGACGCAGGCGGACCTGACCATCACCCGAATCAGCGTCTCCACCTACGCCACCATCCCCAACAAGCTGCAGCAGGCCCGACCTATTCAGGTCTGGATCGAGCGACTGAACACGCCGCGCATCACCGTCTGGCCAACACCAGACAACTCGCAGCCCTACACGTTCGTGTACTGGCGCATGAAGCGCATCCAAGACGCAGGCAACGGTGTCAACACCATGGACATGCCCTTCCGGTTTGTGCCTTGCATGGTGGCGGGCTTGGCCTACTACTTGGCTTTGAAAGTGCCCGGCGGTGCCGAGCGTTTGGGCATCCTCAAGCAGCAGTATGATGAGGCTTGGCAACTGGCCTCTGACGAAGACCGCGAGAAAGCTGCTGTTCGGTTCGTGCCAAGGCAGCAGTTTATCGGGGGCTACTGATGGGCAACCGGTTTGCCAGCGCCAAGAACTCGATCGCCATGTGCGATCGGTGTGGCTTTCAGTTCAAGCTGACCACGTTGCGCAAAGAAGTTGTGAAGACCAAGATCAACAATACCTTGGTCTGCAGCACGTGTTGGGACCCGGATCAGCCGCAGCTGCAACTGGGCATGTACCCTGTGGACGATCCGCAGGCAGTGCGCAACCCTCGCCGGGACACGACATACGTGACGGCCGGGCCGAACGCAGCGGGCAACCTGACCGGCGGGTCCCGAGATATTCAGTGGGGCTGGAACCCGGTCGGCGGGTCTCGGTTCTTTGACAACGAGTTGACGCCAAACACCTTGGCGTTGAGTGTGGAAGTTGGTACAGTTACAGTACAGATAGGAGTCTGACATGGACGCGAAACAAGCTGTGCGCAAGCACGAATCGAATATGCACCCCGGTGCCAAGCCCACCAAGCTCAAAGCCGGTGGCAAGACCAACAGCGACATGCTGAAGATGGGACGTAACTTGGCCAAAGTTGCCAACCAGAAGTCTCCCGGCCGCAAAGGAGCCTGATATGGCAACGTACCGTCAACCCAAAACTGCGCAGCCTGCTGTGCTGCCCAAGACCAACGCCATGAAGGCGATGAAGGACACCAACGTGTCCGTGGCCAGCAACCACAGCAACGAATACCCCGGCGTCAAAACCTCGGGCATCAAGATTCGTGGCACTGGTGCCGCCACCAAGGGCACCATGGCCCGTGGCCCGATGGCGTGAGGTCTGAATGAACTACGCCGAGTTGAGCGCTGCTGTTCAGTCCTACACGGAGAACTACGACCCTGCGTTCGTAGCAAACATGCCTGTGTTTGTGCGGCAGGCGGAGCAGCGCATATACAACACGGTGCAGTTCCCCTCTTTGCGCAAGAATGTGACCGGCTCGACCACGGCCAACAACAAGTACTTGGCCTGCCCGGAAGACTTTTTGGCTGTCTACTCTTTGGCGGTGGTGGATGGCACGGGCGCGTACGAGTACCTGCTCAACAAGGATGTGAACTTCATCCGGCAGGCATACCCCACGCCCACGGCGGTCGGGTTCCCCAAGTACTACGCGCTGTTCGGCCCGCAGTCAAATGACGTGAATGAGCTGACGTTCATCTTGGGCCCCACACCCAACGGGACGTACACGGCCGAGCTGCACTACTTCTACTACCCACCTTCGATCGTGGACGCAAGCACTTCGTGGCTGGGCGACAACTTGGACAGTGTCTTGCTGTACGGCACGCTGGTGGAAGCCTACACCTACATGAAGGGCGAGCCCGACATGTTGCAGCTGTACAACGGCAAGTACACTGAAGCGCTGGCTTTGGCCAAGCGTTTGGGTGATGGCATGGAGCGACAGGATGCCTATCGCTCGGGGCAGTACAGACAACCGGTGAATTGACATGACCATCGCACAAACCGCAACCACATCGTTCAAGGTGGAGCTGCCGCAAGGCACCCACAACTTTGGGCCCACATCGCCTGACACGTTCAAGGTCGCGCTGTACACGGCTGCCGCCAATTT